AGTTTCATCCACATAAGTGCAAGTTTGTTAGTTGCTTTGCCGTGATCCTTAGAAAAATGTCCATTCTCCATTCCTCCAACCCAGTGAGATTTGCCTACACAAACAAGTTCACCGTCATCGTTAAATTTATAATGCTGGAAAGGTGGAAAATTTAGTTTAGTTTTTGTATCAGCTACAGTTTTTGGATTCTTTTTACGTCCTGGCTCTTCCGGAATGTGATCATACGTCATTATACGAAAGATTATTTCTTCTTTAGTAATGGTTTTATAATCAACTTCGCAATCTGCTTGTTTTACTTTTTCACCATTAATTTTTCTTTTTTCGTAATCTTCGTTAGATAAACGTTTTGCTTTATTTCTTTTTGCTTCTGCAATCGTTCTTATGTTAACTTTCTCTACGCTTTCTAAGATGATGTCATAGTCGGCATAATCTTTTTCTACGTAGCTGTTAAATGTGTTTTTTGATCTGTGTATTTCTTTTAAAATGTCTTTGTTGTTGAGGTAATTTTTAGGTCTCATATACTGCTCCAGTTATAGTATTTATTATAATATACGTAGATAATTTTGTCAACTAAATACTAATGGAGAAATATATTTTATGGGACTGTTTAGTGCATTTAACAATCTTGCTACTAGTGTCAATAATGCGTTTAGCAATATAAATTCAGTATCGAGAACAATTAACAACGTTTCTAGTAGTTTTAATCGAGCTGCTAGTGGAATACGTAACTTTAGTACATCGGGTGGTTTAGTTAATACATTAAACCAAGTAACAAGTATTGCAGGAAATTTAAGGAATACAGTAGGTGCTGTAGATAATTTAATAAATCGCGGAAACAGCCTTTCGAATATTGGTGCTGCTATACGTATGATTGGTAATGCTTCGCAAGGAGTTGGTTATAATGCTGCTCCTAGATCAAGAGAACTTACAAGAGCAATATTGTCTGCTAATGTTTCGTCGGCTGACGAAACTGACTGGAGAGTGAGTATAAGTGTTCCTGGTATTTTTGCATCCTCGCCAATACTTGCTCCATTAGCAGGAACTGGAAACAGAATGATATTTCCATTTAACCCAACAGTGTTAATAGGACATAGTGCGAATTACAGTCAAATTACGCCAACACACTCTAATTTTCCTTATAATGCATATGAAAATAGTCAAGTAGACAATTATACTATTGCTGGAGAATTTTTAAATGAAACAACAGCAGATGCGCAATACTTTATTGCTACGCTTCATTTTTTAAGGACTGTTACAAAAATGTTTTATGGCGGAGAAGGAGACTTAGTAGGACAACCACCTCCTGTTTGTAGATTAAATGGATATGGTAAACACGTTTTAAATAATATTCCTGTCCTTATAACAAACTTTACAACAGATTTTCCAGCTGATGTAGATTATATACAAACAGTTGTAGGTAACGAAACAAACTACGTTCCTGCTCAAGCAACAGTAACGATAACAGCTACGCCACAATACGCAAGAAGATCACAGGCTAGATTTAGTCTTGTTGATTATGCTAATGGTACATTTGTAGGTCAAGATCAAGGATTTGTATAATGGCTGGAAATAATTTTGGACCTTATGGTAAAACAAAAATAAACTCAAACGGATATCTTGACATTTTTGTTCCTAGACCAATTCCTGTTGCAGGCGACGATGTGTTATATACAATTTTGCCTGCGTATAATTATAGACCAGATTTGTTAGCAAATGATTTATACGGCAAAAAAGAATTATGGTGGGTTTTTGCACAAAGGAATCCAGACGTATTAAAAGATCCTGTATTTGATTTTGTTTCAGGAACAGAAATTTATTTGCCGCAAGGTAGTAATTTGCAATCACAGTTAGGCATATAATATGGCTATTAATTTCTCAAGAATAATTAATCAAGCAGCACAAGTTTCTAATGCAGTAGCTAGTGTAAATTCTATTACTAAGGCAGCCCAAACATCTGCTTCATCACTTAATAGTGCAGCAAGGGCTTCAGGAGAAATTTCAAAAGCAGCAAATGATATAAGAATTGCAGTTGGCAGTAATTTGAATGTATCAGAAAACGATCTTTTGCAAGTATCAAAAAGTTTTCAACAAAGAGGCCAACTTGATGTATTTGATCCTAGTAGATTAAATAGTCTTGTTTCAAATCCTGGACAAATTGGAAATGTTGCTGCCGCAGCAAGTACAGTTGCTAATGCTATACAGGGTGTTTCAGGTAGAGGAACTGTTAATGTAAACAGTGGATTAACAAGCGGTTTATCAAAAGTTTCTAATACTTTAGGATCTATTGCAGGAGTTGCAAATACCCTGAGTAGAGTAAGTTCTCAGTTTGGTTCTAGTGTTGGATCTATAAAAAGCAAGTTAAGTTCTTTAAATGGATTTAATATAAGCAGTCTTAATAGTTTAGTTGGATCTTTTGGAGATTTTACAAATTTAGTACAAAATGTTGTAACAGTTGTGCCAAGAGATATTGGAGAATTAATTGGTGCAGTTGGCGGTGAATTTGATCGTTTGAGACAACTTGCAGAACAAGGTGATCTTTCTGGTATAACAGGAGACTTTTTAGACCTTACTTTTAAAAATCCTTGGGACGAAAATCTTGTTAGAAATGCTTCTAGCGGAGGAACTGTTAGTGCAGGCACTGCAAAGAGTAGAATTCCAAATCCATTACGTGAAGCAATTTCTTGGAATTATATTATTACACTTGGTATATTAAATGACAGCGAATTTAATTTTCCAAGTCAGTATAGAGAAACAGATTTTACACAAACCTACATACTTAAATCTGGCGGCGGAAATTTAGGTAAAAGATATAAAACCTATTTAGAAGGCGATCAAGATGCTGAATACTATATAGAAAATTTAGAAATGGATGCCGTTATTGCTCCTAATAGAGCAACTAACGTTGCACTAGGAACATCACTTTCATTTGAAGTTGTAGAACCCTATTCAATGGGACAATTTATTGAGGCAATAATTGGCGCTTCGTCAGAGATTGGATATGCAAATTATACTGATGCTCCGTTTTGTTTAAGAATAGATTTTGTAGGCTGGGACGAATATGGAGAATCTGCAGGAACATTTACACAACCGATTTATATACCTATTTTAATTACGAAAATAGAATTTTCAGTAACAGGAAAAGGAGCAATGTATACTGTAAAAGCTGTTCCTATGAGCGAAACAGGACTAGACGATAAAATCCAAGAATCTAAAGTTCAAATTCAAGCAGCAGGTCAAAAAGTACACGAAATACTTAATGGCGATGAAAAGAGTGTACAAGCAGTTTATAACGAAAGAGTACAAGAATTAGAACAAGCAGGAACGACAATCCAAGAAGATAGATATATTATTGCATTTCCAAAAACTCCAGATGCACTAGTTAATATTGTAAAAAACGCCGGAGGCGATCTAGCTGGTTCAACTTCTTTAACCGTCGATGCACCTGAACAACAAAGAAGAGAAAAAGGGATGGCTAATCCTGAAATTGACAGAAGCACTGAGAAAAAACAGCAAGGTATTGAAGACAATTCTGTACAAGCACCTAGCAATTTATTTACAGTATTAAAAGCTTATGCATCGGACACAGGCAGTATGAATCCTATTGGTTTAAGTGACTTAGTAATTGATACTAACGCTCCAGGAGATACTCCACAAGCTGAACAGGATGCAACTTATGACGAATTCGGAGATGTAGTAGATTTAGGATCTTCCGAAGCAGCAGCAGCTGAAAAAGGCAGAGTTTTTAGATTTCGACAAGGTGAAACAATAACAGATATAATAACAAAAGTTTTGTTAGATAGCGAATATTGCAAAGAAAAATCTACTGAAGAATCTACAAACGGAACTAAGCAGTGGTTTAAGATTGATACACAAGTTTTTATAGACAGAAACCCTGCCGCAGAACTACAAAGAGGCCGCTCACCAAAAATTTATGTTTATAGTATATTACCTTATTTCACAGATGAAGCTAAATTTTTAGCACCTACACAGTCTCCATCAAATACTGAAGGATTAAAAGCGTTAGCACCTAAAGAATACAATTACTTTTATACCGGACAAAATGAAGATGTTTTGAATTTTGATATATCATTTAATAATGCATTTTTCCAAGCAGCATTTGCTAACTATGGTCAAAACAGCGGTACAGTCGCTTTAGATGGAGCTAATAAGAAAACATTACAAAATAGTAACGAAGTAAAAGGTAGTGAAGTTGTTGTAGAAGGTGGTGGTGGAAAAAGAGAACCCGGCGCCCAATTTAAAGAAACAAATGAAATGAGATATAATGCTGCATCAGTAAGCGGAGATATGAGGCAACGCATAGCAGAACAATTTCATAATACACTTATAAACTCTCCTGCAGATATGGTAACGGCTGAAATGGAAATATGGGGAGATCCGTTTTTCTTACCACAACAAACAGGTAACTTTGTAGGAACGCCTACAGGTAATCCAAATGTCCTTGCTGAACAAACTATGAATTATTTGCAAAACGAAGTGATGTGTATTGTAAATTTTAAAACACCATTTGATTATCAAATTCAAGGTGCAACAATGGAGTTCCCGCAAACTGTACCTCAATTTAGTGGGTTATATTCTATTTGGGCTGTGACAAATACGTTTAGCAGAGGTCAATTTAGACAAACATTAAAACTTATACGCCGTCGAGGACAAGATGACACTCCAACTACAAGCAATGTTCCGATTAAACCAAGTGACGACAAAAATATTAAAGAAACTACTGATGGAACATTAGGAGCCAATGGTGAGGGTGCAGGCGCAAACAATTCTGTAAATAGCACAGCAGGAGCATCAAATCCTTGTGATATAACATCTCCTGTAAATGCAGTGCAAGCAGTTCAAAATATAACGCAAGCATCTGCAGAGGATTTGTTAATGAGTATGCCGGTATTTAATAATAAGTCAACAACAGCAGGAGATGATGTAGTGTTTAGTCAACCCGTAATTCAAATAGGCGAATTTGCTTGGACGCCTAACCAAAATATATTTGCAAGTGCGCCAAAAGCAGCTAAACAAGCTGCCGCAGCAGTAACACAGGCTACTTCTACAGTTCAACAAATTGAAAAAACATTACAACAAGCAAATATTGTTGCAAACGCTAGACCTTCAGGACCAGGCGGAAACGGAGGAGTTTAATGCCAGCGGTTACAATAACAGACCAAGAAAAATCTTTGCTAGATTTAATTGCAAAAGGTGAAGCTGTCGCAGGCGCAGACCCTTATACAAGTTTGTGGCCTGGAAGTTCGGAACCAGCACTAGTTCAAATGACTTGTGCTGAAGTACAACGCTTCCAACAACAACGAATAGACAACGGATTTAGATCAAGTGCTTGCGGAAGGTATCAGTTTATTAAAAGAACACTTACAGCAGCAATTGAAACACTTGGAATAGACCCTTTAACTACAAGATATACTGCCGATGTGCAAGATGCACTAATTATAGGTATTTTAAAAAGATATAGAAGACTAAATGATTGGCTTGCTGGTACTTACGCTACAGATAAATTTATGATTAAACTTGCACAAGAATTTGCAAGTATGCCTGTACCTTATGCTATGCAAGGACAGTCAAGAAGAGTTAATAAAGGACAAAGTTATTACGCAGGCGACGGTTTAAATAGAGCTAGTCACAATCCCGATACGTTATACCAAGAATTAGAAGAAATAAGAACAGGCGAAGTAGGCGAATCTACACTAGTTGATGTAAATTCTGATGGTCCAAGTGGTGCTATACCAGAAACAGGACAAAGTCCTAGAACACAAGTTGCTAGAGCAGCAGCAGGTACGGGTGTAGGTTCAGTCTCTGGTACAGGACGTCCTGGATCTCAGCCAATAGGAAGAACTTCACTTCCTGGCGGAGTAGCTGTTTATGTATACGAACCTACTGATCCTTTAGATGATAGATATGATTTTAGGACCGGAACAAAAGTAAAAGACTTATTAGTTCACGGCACCGGAGCAGCAGCAGCAACACCCCACGTTGAAACAAATGTAGGTCCGTCAAATGTTGCTGTAACTAATACAGGTGTAGTTCCTTCCGGAACAGATCCAGACCTAACTGATCCTAGAGGCAGAGATCAAATTCCTGAAAGTGCTCCTGCACCAAGTGATACAACAGATCCATTAGAAGCGTTTGGAGGTGAAGGAGCTCCTGTAGAAGATAATATTGATCCAGATGCAGCAGATCCTAGAGGAACAGATCAAAGAAGTATACCTACGCCAGAAGAACAAAATCAAGTTTTAGAAGGTCGAGCTCCACCTCCACCACCTCCACCACCGACACAACAACCGTGTCCAGAACCAATAACACAAAGTACTACTACTTCGATTGCAGGTTCTTCTTGGACAGATAGTAGCGGAGTAGGAGTAGGATAAAAAATGTCAGGAAATTATACAAGAACTACAGCAGAACTTACCGGAGTTTATGATAGTGGACCTTACGAAGCTATTGTAACAAACCATCTTGATACTAAAATGATGGGTACATTAGAAGTAGAAATTTTACGTTATACAGGTGCCGGCGGCACCCCTGAACGTAGTGGACAATTATTAAACGTAAAATATCTTAGTCCATTCTACGGAGTAACACCTGTGTTCGGGTTACAAGAACAAGACGGATATCAATATTCTCAAAAAAGTTATGGATTTTGGGCTGTTCCTCCGGATATAGGCACTAAAGTTCTTGTAATATTTGCAGAAGGAAATACAAATTTTGGATATTGGATAGGTTGTATTCAAGATGATTATATGAACTTTATGGTTCCTGATGGAAGAGCATCTACATCAATGACCACTGAAGTTACACCTCAACCGTTAAAAGGTGCAAAGTTGCCTGTAGGCGAATATAATAAAAAAATAGAAACAGGCGAGCTTATTGATACAAACTTATTTAATAAACCTTACAATAAAGATTTTACAAATGTTTTAGAAATCCAAGGTTTGATTTTTGACGAAACTAGAGGAACAACGTCAACTAGTGCTCGTAGAGAAATACCTAGTGGTGTTTTTGGTTGGAGTACACCAGGTCCCCAAGATAAAAGAGCAGGAAGTCCAAGAGTAGATGTTGGTGCTACTGGTAGAAAAGCAAATATCCCGTATAATAGACTAGGCGGATCTAGCTTTGTAATGGACGATGGCAATGATAAACTTGTTAGAGCAACACACGCTGAAGACGGACCACCTAGATATCTTAATAGATTAAATGGCGAAACTGGCGGCGACGAAACTATACCTCATAATGAATTAATTAGATTGCGTACTAGAACAGGTCATCAGATACTTTTACATAATTCAGAAGATCTAATCTACATAGCGAACAGCCGCGGAACAGCTTGGATTGAATTAACATCAGATGGTAAAATTGATATTCACGCCCAAGACAGTATTAGTATAATGTCAGACAACGATATAAATTTTACAGCAGAGAGAGACTTTAATATAGAAGCTGGAAGAAATATTAATTTATCAGCTACTGCAAGATGGAGTGATGGTCAACAAGATTTCGACGGAAAGGAAAGCGGAAGAGTACACATAGAAAGCAAGTTTAATACTAAGTTACACGTAGGAAAAGATTATAAACTTACAGTTGTAGGCGAATCTGATACGAATGTAAGTTTAGGTATGAAAACCACAGTAAAACAAGATTACCAAGTACATAGTAATAGAAACATAAGACTCAAAGCAGATAGAACAATGCATCAAAAGAGTGGTGCAAGTACGTTTCGTTATGCAGGAGTTAATATGCACGATCTTACAGCTGGTTTAAGATACGACAAATCCGCAAGTTATAATTTATCAACCACTGGCGCAGGAATGGACAGTGGAGATTGTAGATTCCGTATTAATGGTAATATGGAAGGAAAAATAACCGGATGGGATCACAGAGATATTGATGGAGATTTAAGCCTTAAAGTTACTGGTAACATTGTAACAGAAACCGAAGCAAATATGACAGATATTAGTGGCGGAAATATGCACCAAGAAGCTACTGGGTCGCATCACGTTATTACTGCACAAAGTTCATATCATAATGCTGCAACAAATGTAAATGTTCAAGCAGTAGGAGTTATACAAGAAGATGCAGATCAAATACATTTAAATAGTGGATTAAGTAGCGCAGCATCTGAAGGTGATGATCCTATTGTTTCACTTACAGCATTTGATGCAACAGAAGCATCCGATCCTCAAGATGCAGCTCCGATATCTCCACTTACAACAGTAGTATTGCCATATATGTTCCCCGGTGCGCAACAGCCTGTTCCTTATGAAAGTATACTAACTCGTGCTCCACAACACGAACCCTGGATGCATCACGAAAATATGAATCCAGCATCATTTAAGAAAGAACAAACAGATAGAGAAAGTCCTGGACCGCTTAATCCTTCTACACGTATTGAAAGCCCAGATACATTTAACAAAAATAAAGCAGTTAATACAACATCAAGAACAGTAGTTGGATCTGGCGGCAACGGCGGAGATTTTGACGGTCGAACTGGAGACGGTAATGTAAACAGAAATCCAAATTCAACACAGCGTAGTGATACACAATTTGATCCTAACGGCCAAGGTAAACTTGTTACAGTTTATGCTAGACGAGCAGGACTAAGTTGCCAAGTTGCAGAAGTATTCCAGAAGAATTTCCAAGACTTCTTAGACGAGTTTGAAGCCACCGGATATGAAATTAAACAATTAGGCGGATATGCATATAGAGAAACTATTACTGGAAGGGCCTGGAGTTGTCACGCTAGTGGTGCAGCGATTGACATTAATTGGCCTAATCCGGTGAGAGATACATATCCAAATGGTTTTTATGATCCACGACCTGCTAACGCACCTATGACAGATATGCCAGCAAATACTAAAGAAATTGCTAATAAACACGGATTAGGCTGGGGCGGCGCTTGGACTAGCTTAGACGATGCTATGCACTTCAGTGCCCATACACAAGAAGGCGGCGCATATACATTCCCAAGAGACGGAACAATACCTGCAGGCCCATCTAATTATAACGAAACAACACATCCGATTGTTGACGAAGAAAGAGGAAACGATCTAGAAGAACCTTCAGATCAGGATGAAACAAATTTACCAGGACCGCAAAATAGTGACGGTACCCCTAATAACGAAGGGTAAATACAATATGAGCGAATTAGAAAAAAATTTATATAAACGTGTTACTGTTACTAACTCTAAAAGGACTGCTAAAAAAGGCAGAGCTTACAGAGGGTTCAGTACCCTTGCTATAGGCAAAAAGGGATATAGTTTATATGATTTTGAACTAATCAAACAGGATTTGATTAACCACTTTCATATTCGTCAAGGGGAAAAATTAAGTAATCCTGCGTTTGGTTGTATAATATGGGATCTACTATTTGAACCGTTTACTCCTGCTATACAAGAAGCTATTATAGAAAATGTTACAAATATTGTAAATTATGATAAAAGACTCCAAGTTAATGAAGTTATTGTAGATACCTACGAACAAGGTATAAGCATTGAATGTAACCTAACATATCTTCCGTATGACATTTCTGAAAGTTTAAAATTTAAGTTTGATCAAGCTAACGGCTTGCTGTAAAAATTAAATACGCACTTTTTCATAACAGATAAATATTTTTAAGTTTAACAAGGAAAAAGCTATGTCGTCAAGCGAAAGACAATCCAGACTACTTGTAGCAGAAGATTGGAAAAAAATATATCAAAGTTTTAGAAATGCTGATTTTCAAAGCTATGATTTTGATAATTTACGTAGAACAATGATTAATTATCTACGTCAAAATTATCCAGAAGATTTTAACGATTATATTGAATCTAGTGAATATCTTGCACTAATTGATATGATTGCATTCCTTGGGCAAAACTTATCGTTCCGTATTGACTTAAACGCTAGAGAAAACTTCCTTGAAACAGCAGAACGCAGAGAAAGCATACTACGACTTGCACGTATGCTTTCTTACAATCCCCGTAGAAATCAACCTTCTAGAGGATTGTTGAAATTAGCCACAGTAAAAACTTCGGAAAATCTTACTGACAGTACAGGTGCTCAATTAGCTGGAAGAGTAATCAAGTGGAATGACCAAACAAATACAAATTATTTTGAACAGTTTATTAAGATTCTTAATGCTGCATTGCCTGTTACTAATTCAATAGGTAGTCCATTAAAAAGCGAAAACATCGATGGTGTACAAACACAAAAATACAGATTCAATGCTACAAATACTACAAGTGCAATATTTCCATTTTCAAAAAATATAGAAGGTATTAGCACTGTTTTTGAAATAGTTAGCACTGATATACAAGGTGATGTTATAATAGAAGAGCCGCCTGTTCCAGGAACTAGTCCTGCATTTTTATTTAGAGATGATGGACAAGGCGCTGCAAGTGTGAACACAGGATTCTTTATGCATTTCCGTCAGGGCAAATTAGATACTGGTAATTTTTCAATTTCAAATCCTATTCCTAATCAAATTATTGCTATAGATGCAGAAAATATTAACAATGATGATATATGGTTATACAATACAGATTCAAATGGCTTTGAAACAACTTCTTGGACAAAATTATCTAGTGTAGAAGGTAATAATGTTATATACAACAGCTTGTTTGAAGGTATAAGAAATGTATTTGCAGTCACAACTAGAATAGGCGATAGAGTAAACTTAGTATTCAGTGACGGAGTATTTGGAAACTTACCTTCAGGTAACTTTAAAGTGTTTTATAGAACAAGTGCAAACACAAATATGGTAGTAACACCTGCAAGCATAGGCAATGTAAATATCGAAATCCCTTATCAAGGTAGAAACGGAAATCTTGAAACACTAACTTTAGGATTTAGATTAAATTATACAGTATCTAATAGTACAACTACAGAAACAAATACAAGTATAAAACAAAATGCACCTGCAACTTATTATACACAAAACAGACTTATAACGGCTGAAGATTATAACATAGGACCTTTAGCTATAAGTCAAGATATCATTAAGACAAAATCAGTGAACAGAATATCAAGTGGTATCAGTAGATATTTTGATTTAATAGACGCAAGCGGAAAATATTCAAATACAAGTTTATTTGCAGACGATGGTGTAATTTATAAAGAGTTTTTTGATTCAACATCTACATTTACATTTGTAACACAAAGTGATATTGAGGGAGTAATTTATAATACTATAGAAGGTATTATACAATCTACAAATTTACGTAATTTTTATTACAGTGAGTATCCTAGAATATCTACATTAGATCTAAATGCTGTTTGGAAAAATAGCTATCAAGCAACAGACCAAAATACAGGCACGTTGTCTTCCGGTGCCGATAGCCAGTCGAAGTTTAAAACAGGAACTTTTACATCAAATAATTTAAGATTTGTAGAAGCAGGATCAATGTTAAAATTCCAAGCACCTAAGCTAAATGGTACGCAACAATATTTTTTACCTAATGGCTCATTAACTACAAATGCAGAAGAATTTGGTGCTTCTATGATTAGATGGACTAAAGTCTTTTCAGTTGCAAATGAAGGCGACGGAGTGCTTAATAACATTGGAGACATTGTATTAACAGACGTAATAAATGAAGATAGTATATTAGTAGAAATAGTTGCAAAATTTAGTAAGATACTTAATAATGATACTAAAGTACAAATTATTGATCAAGCATTTGCTTACAAAGATTTTGCATTAAGATATGATATTGAAGAAAGAGATTGGAAAATAGTATTAAATGAAAATATCAATACTATTAATAATTTTGCTTTAGGTAAAGCCGGTGACGCTACTGGAGAAAATTTAGATTCGAGCTGGTTATTATATTTTAAAACTGATGGAGAAAAGTATACTGTAAAAAATAGAAATCAAAGATACATTTTTGAAAGTGAAAATGAGATTAGATTTTTCTTTGATAATGCTGATAAAATATATGATCCTAAAACAGGAAAAATTGTAAGAGACCAAATCAAAGTTTTAAGTATTAACAAACAAGCAGGCGGAACATCTTCTTATAGCCAAGATTATGTTTGGAGTATTAGCGATGCATATAGAGACAAAGAAGGTTATGTAGATTCAAGAAAAATACAAATTCAGTTTTTTGACTTAGATGATGACGGAGCAGTTGATAATCTTGATCTTTTTTATGAAATAGTAGACGAAAATAATAGTGATATTACTGTAGCTAATAAAACAGTTTTTCAAAAAAAATACACTACTACTGATGGCGTAGAAGATTTTAAATTTTTTAATAATACCTCTAGCGAAATAAAAATAGTTACAAATGAGAATGCAATTGGATCATATTCTACTCATAAAGATAGACAAGTTTTTTACCTTGTAGAAGAAAAAGTTTTCAAACAACTTGATAAAACAGCTAGTAATTTAACAATTAATACAGATTATAAAGCATATGTTGGACGATCAAACTTAAAATTCCATTATATTCACGTTGCTGATAGTTCTTATAGAATTGATCCAAGTGCAAGTAATATTATTGATACATATATCCTTACAAAAAATTATGATATAGATGTAAGGAAGTATATCAGCGGAGCATTATCATTAATGCCCTTACCACCTAGCAACGATATTTTAACAAGATCATACGGATCAGAAATAAATGCAATAAAATCAATAAGCGACGAAGTTGTCTATCATCCAGTTAAGTATAAAGTATTGTTTGGAAGTAAGGCGAAAGAAGACTTGCAAGTAAATTTCAAAATTGTTAGAAATAAAGACTTAGTTGTAAACGAAAATGAACTAAAGGCCGATATTATTTCTGCTATTGACACTTTCTTTGAATTAGAAAATTGGGATTTCGGCGAAACATTTTATTTCCAAGAGCTTAGTGCTTACATTATGAATACTCTTAGTCCAAAACTACAAAGTATTATAATTGTACCTAAAAAAGCTGATCAAAGTTTTGGTAGTTTATTTGAAATAAAATCAGAATTTGACGAAATTTTTATAAGTGCTGCAAAGGTTTCTGACATAGAAATTATTGATGAAATAACAGCAACGGAAATAAAAGCAAGCGGAAAAGTTGTAACAAGTGTTTCTACAAGCACAACAACTGACATAGCAAGTTCTAGTAGTTCTAGCACTACAACAAATTCCGGCGGTTTAACAAGTACAACAAACACTACTAGTAATAATAGCGGAGGAACTAGTTACTAATGTCCTATAATGATAACTACAATAACGAAAGTTCATTGCCAGACGATACAAATAAAAATCGAACAGCAAGTGACTTTTTACCTAAATTTTTCCGCTCTGAAGCAAATAGAAAATTTTTACAAGGAACAATAGATCAGCTTATCCAACCCGGTGTTGCTGAAAAAATTAATGATTATGTAGGAAGAAAAACTGCTAAATCTTACAAATATTCTGACAATTATTTAGGTGATATCACTCCAGAAAGAGAAGCTTATCAATTAGAACCTGCAACTATTATAAAAGATAATCTAGAAAACATTACTTTCTATAAAGATTATAACGATTATCTTGGTACATTGAATTACTTTGGCGGAAATACAAAAAATCATAGTAGATTAAACAGTTCTGAATATTACACTTGGAATCCAGGCATAGATTGGGATAAATTTGCAAATTTCCGTGAATACTATTGGATGCCTAACGGACCATTATCTATTCCTGTAAGAGGACAAAGTCAAGATATTGTTAGTACATATACGGTTACAACAGAAGATCAGGGTGATAATGTTGCTTACGTATTTAATGACGGATTTGTACGTAACCCGTCTATAAAATTGTATAGAGGTCAGACTTACAGATTTGAAATTAATACACCTGATCATCCTATGGCTATAGCTATAAGCAGAACATTTACTCCTGGCACAGCAATACTTACTGCTGGTACAGAAGGTATTAGAGATTCTGGATTGTTTGATGCAAATCTATATGACGCAAATAATTTAAGTTATGATGTAGGAGAATTTATTGTATTACCTGAAAGTGGAAATGTTACATTTACTGAAGGAGATAATGTTTCTACTCTTTATCCTGATGGTATTAGAAAACTAGGAGAAGACGGCGAAGAAGTTGCAGTTGTATATATTTCTAACGGAACAATAGAATTTACTATTCCGTTTAATGCCCCAGATAGATTATATTATATTTCACAAAATGATATTGACACAAGTGGTGTTTTTAGAATTTACGATATAGAAGAAAATACTTCACTAGATGTACAAAATGAAATATTAGGTAAAAAAACTTATACAAGTTCTAACGGCGTAACTCTTTCTAATGGAATGAAAATTAGATTCCAAGGAAATATTACACCAAAAATATATGAACAAGATCAATGGTATGTTGAAGGTGTAGGAGACAAGATAACTTTAATTAACGAAAAGGATGTTATAATACCCTCCGGATATACGCAAGATATTCTTATACCTTTTGATTCCGACCAGTTTGATGCATTGCCTTTTTCAAACGCAAGTGCATATGCCACAGATAAAGATTATATTATCATAAACAGAGCAAGTAAAGATAAAAATGCTTGGTCTAGATATAATAAATGGTTTCATAGAGATGTAATAGAACAAAGTTATAAATTTAATAATATTCCTATCAATCTAAATGAAGATTTTAGGGCTCGCAGGCCAATTTTAGAATTTGAAGCCGGATTGAAACTTTATAATTACGGAGTTTTTGCTAAATCAGACGTTGACTTAGTTGATACATTTACAACTGACGTTTTCTCTACAATCGAAGGTCAGCTAGGATATAATATAGATGGTGTAAATCTAGCAGAAGGAATGAGAATACTTTTTACTGCTGATACAGATTTATTAGTTAACGGTAAAATTTTTATTGTAAAATTTCTAACAATTAACAATCAAAGACAAATATCTTTAGTAGAAGCTGAAGATAGCCAACCTTTAGATTTAGAAACTGTATTTGTTAAAAATGGAACCAAAAATAGTGGTAAAACGTATTTTTATGAAAACAGCGTTTGGAAAGTAGCACAAGAAAAAAATAAAGTAAACCAACCTCCTATGTTTGATTTATGTTGTCCACAAGGCAATCCTTACGGAGATTTGGATGTATTTAATTCATCTACTTTTAAAGGTACAAAAATATTTTCTTACAAAGAAAACGAAGATGGATTTATCGATTCAGAATTAGGATTTGCTTTATCGTATCGATCTATAGAAAATTCTGGTGATATATTATTTGATTTTAATTTACAAACTGACAAGTTTACAGTACAAAACAATGATCAAATTGTAACTGTTAACACAGATACTGCGTTTTTAAGAAAATATAAAGATAGAACTACGTTTAATTATGTAAATGGCTGGTCTAATACACCACAATATAGCAAGCAGTATGTAATAGATCAAAGGGTCGTTAGTTTAGAAAAAACAAACGATTTTCCTGTCAGAGTTTTTAAAGATGCCGGTGACTTAAATGATTTAAAAGTAATTGTATACGTTAATAATAAGTTAAAAATTAAAAATACAGACTATGTAATTAACCGTATCAACAAAGAAGCATTAATTAGATTTAATACAGATCTATCTATTAATGATTCAATAATTATTAAAGCCTATAGTAGTGCTATAAAAAATAATTTAGGATATTATGAAGTTCCTATAAATTTAGATAGAAATCCTATGAACGATGACATAGGTGAATTTACTCTAGGTGAAGTAATTGATCACGTAGATAGTATGGTGCCGGAAATTCCTAATTTTATTGGTACGTTTCCCGGAGTAGGAAATATTAGAGATATAGGAAATGTAAGCAAATACGGAAAAAGATTTGTTAAACATTCTAGTCCGTTAAACTTATCTCTTTATCACATTACAAATAAAAATTATAATTTAGTAAAAGCTATCAGGTATTCGAATACTGAATACAATAGATTTAAAAGAATTTTTTTACAAACATCTGAATCTTTAGGTTATGACGGAGAAACAAAGCAGCACGTCGATAAAATTCTACAAGAAATTAATAAAGATAAAGTAAAGTCTCAACCGTTTTACTTTTCAGATATGCTAGGTTATGGTCCTTACAATAGACTAGCATATAAAGTATTAGATTCTAGAATAAGTCAATATGCTCTAAGCAACGCATTTAGCCTTGACGAATTATCAGCAAAAGCTATTAATGTATATTTGAACGGAGTTCAACTTACAGCAGAATTAGATTACAGTTTCAGTAATGACGGTTATGTAATAATTGAAGCAGGACAAACTGAAGATGATATTATTGAAATATACGAGTTTGAAACTACTGACGGTTCTTACATTGCTCCTACGCCGACAAAATTAGGATTGTATCCAAAATACTATCCTGAACTTCTTTTAGATGACACTTACCAAACAGAAAATGCGTTAGACGATAAAAAATATAAAGTTTATGGCGAAGTTTCTGAAGGATTCCAAAACGCTAAAATGCGAGGATGGTTCTATCCTTTGTTTACTACACAACAAGCAGCTAAATCAGCAGACATTGAAAATGGTGGCACAGGAGAAATACACAAACACCAATTTAAAGGTTTAAATGTTACTCTTTATATGCCAAATACTGGAGGAGTTCACGGCGGCGAAGATAATGTTGAAATAGATTCTTATCCAACCGGTATTCCATTTATTAGAGGTCACGACGGAAGTTATGTTAGAGCATACTTAGATTATAGAGATGAATTACTTTTAGAATTAGAAAAAAGAATCTTTAATAATATAAAAGTAAACTATGAAAATACAGGATTAGATGTTGATAAGTTTTTAGGTGATGATAAATCTAATAACGTTTTTTCTAGAGCAGAAATTAATAGTTCATTACTGCAATACTTTAAAAGATGGCTCACATTAGTTGACGCTGATTATTCAGATAATTATTTTTATGATCGCAATAACTCTTTCACATTTAACTATTCAACTGCATTAGATCCTAACGGAAATCTTTTACCTGGTTTTTGGAGAGGAATCTACAAAAGAGCGTTTGGCACAGATAAACCACATTCGCAGCCTTGGGAAATACTAGGAATAAAACGTAAACCAAAATGGTGGGATACAGTATACGGTCCTGCCCCATACACAAGTGATAATTTAATTTTATGGAGAGATATAGAAGCAGGAAAAATTGCTGATCCTGAAAATACAAGATATACAACTCAATATAGCCGACCTGGAATACTTTCACACATTCCGGTTGATTCAAAAGGTAAATTAAAGCCGCCACAACAAAGCGGTTATGTAAAAGGTTTTGTACTTAGACAAAGCACAAACAATTTCAATTTTGGCGACGAGGCCCCAGTTGAAACTGCGTGGAGAAGAAGTTCTGATTATCCATTTGCTGTTATATCTAGTATGTTGTTGAATAAACCTTCGGATACATTAAGTAAAGGGTTTGATGTATCAAGAATTTCAAAAAATCTTGCAGGACAGTATGTATATAATAACAATAAGCATATTAGAACAGACAGTATTGTATTTCCTAATACATATGCTGACAATCAAAGAGTTTTGGCTGCTGGTTTTATCAACTTTATATATAATCTAGTAGCAAATGATATACTCACAATCTACGAAGATTATCAAAATGAAGTAAAGTCAATACAAAACCAATTAGGCTTTAAATTAGGTAGTTTTAGTGATACTTCAAAATTAAATTTAGTTTTAGATAGCCGTAGTCCACAACAACAATTAGAGGAAGGAGGAATATATATTCCTCAAGAAAATTATAAAATTATTTTCAATACTAGTTCTCCTCAAAAAATTGCAACCTATAGTGGAGTTGTTGTAGAAAAAAGAGCTAACGGATTTACTATTAGAGGATATAATAACGAGAATCCATTTTTTGAATATTATACTCCAAGAATAGGTAGTAAATCAGTAAATGTAACAGTTGGTGGTATATCCGAATCTTCTACAGACTGGCAATCTGCAAAGTTTTATGTAAAAGATACAGTAGTAGAATATAATAATAATTTTTATAGAGCTTTAAAAGATCATACGTCAGGTGAAAGTTTTAGTTTACAAAATTTTGTCAAGTTACCTGAACTGCCAACTGTTGGCGGCAAAACTGCTGGTTTTAAACGTAATTTTGATAAAACTGAAGTTCTAAGCTTACAATACGGTACAACACTTTCAACTTCGCAAGATGTAGTAGATTTCCTTCTTGGCTATGGTGAAAGACTACAAGATATAGGTTTTGAGTTTAATTATGTAGAAGGCGAAGGATTAGTTAACAACTGGGATCAAATTTGTAAAGAATTTTTATTCTGGACCACACAAGGATGGGCAAGTGGAACAGTTATTACATTATCACCTGCTGCTAATAGTTTTAACTTTAAACAAGATTATTTTGTAGTTGATAATATAAATGATGCATTTTATCCTTATAGTATTTTGCAAGCTAACGGTGAGCCATTATCTACAGAATTTACAAGTTTACTCAGAAACAAAAATAGTTTTGGTATAGAAACCATTGACACTACCGAAGGATTGTATAGTGCTGCATTACCTCTTGTGCATAAAGAACACGTAGTTGTAATTGATAACAAAACTGTGTTCAATGATGTGGTGTTCGAACCTTCAACAGGTTACAGACAAGAAAGAATCAAAGTCACAGGATATCGTGCAGCTGATTGGAACGGAGGCCTAAATATTCCAGGATTTGTGTATGATGATGCTAAAGTTACAGATTGGACAAATTGGAAAGATTACGCTATAGGTAGTATAGTAAAATATAGACAGTTTTATTATGTAGCTACAAATAATATTCCTGGAACTAACAAATTTAATTCTAATGATTGGTATAGATTAAGCAAAAAACCAGAATCAGAACTAATTACAAATTTTGACTACAGAATTGATCAGTTTAGTGATTTTTATAATTTAGATACAACAGGATTTGATAGTGAATTACAAAAAATGGCTAAGCATCTTACTGGATTCCAAAAAAGACAATATCTTGCAAATATAATTCAAGATGATGTAAGCCAATATAAATTCTATCAAGGATTTATCCAAGATAAAGGCACAAAGAATGCACTAGATAAATTATTTTCTTCTTTAGGTAATTCGGGCCAAGACACATTAGAATTTTACGAAGAATGGGCAATTCAAGTAGGTAGATACGGAAACGTTGATAATAAAAATCAAATAGAAATTAATTTTGAAGAAGAAAAAATTGTTGATTCTCCTCAGGCTATAGAATTAGTAACGTCTCTACCAGACACAAACTATGATCGTCATTATAGAATTTTACCATTTCAAATGTATGATAAGCCAGCTGATTATGATCACAAGCCGTTCCCTACAAAAATACTAGATACGGAGATTATAAAATCGGGTGGTTTTGTTAACGAGGAAGATGTTGCATTTGTAGCAGGAAATAATGCGGAATTGCCTACAGGAGATGTAAATCAGCTTATTTTAGGTTCCTATATTTGGGTAGTTGAACAAGGAGAAAATCCTTGGGCAGTTTATCAACATATAGAATCAGGTGCAAAAGCAATAGATTTTACTGATTTAGAAACTACCGATACAGACGGAAATCAACTTTGGCAAATAAAAATTGATAGATGGCCCGGAGACATAATAAAAGTAGGTGATATTATAGGAGTTAAAGGAGCTCAAGAATATGACTTAAATGGACTTTATATTGTTGATAATACAAATCTTGATAAAATTACAATTAAAACTTCTTCTGACAATCAACCTTCAAGTTTTACAAATGAAAATTTCTTAGTAACTATACTACGCAATGTAAGAGTAAAAGATATTGAAGCAGCAAATACATTAGCACAACAAAAAGTTTATCAAGGACAACGTTTTTGGGTTGAAAATTTTGAAAACAACGATTGGAAAGTAATAGAAAATAATAGTGTTTATGAGGCAAATCAAACAATTATTAACACAAATAGTTTTTTAAATGAAATGCAAGGATTTTCTGATAGCATTGCAGTAAGTAGTGATAATAAGAATTTGTTTATATCATCTTATTCTGATGCAAATGGAAAAGTTGACTATTATAGAAGATCTAATGATGTTCAAGGTTTTGTCATTGATCAAACAATTTTACCTCCAGATACAATCGATGTATGGGAACCGAATAAAGATTATTTAAGAAATAACGTTATTGTATACGATGTTGACAGTACACGCACGTATTGGAAAGCAATTGACAATCATACTAGTGGCACATTTTTTAGTGACACAGAAGCAAGTACTTATTGGGAACAAATTACAAATGCATTTGCGTATTTTGATCCATATAATAGTCAATTCGGAAAATCAATTGATGTTTCTGCAGACGGCGAATTTTTAGCAGTAGGATCTCCAAACGCAAGCTATGTTCCTACTAGATTTTTAGGAGAATTTGATTCAACTCGCACATACATAAAGGGCGATATAGTTAGATATAGAGAAAGTTTATGGAAAGCAAATAGAGAAATATTACCTAAAATCGAAGATCAACCGTTTACTACATTTGACTCTTACATTAACATTACTGAACAACAGGATGCAGATAGCACTACACTTACACTTTTAGTTGCAGGAAATCCTGGTTTAGAAAATAGTGTTGTAGATCATTTCTTAGTTAGAGCTCCTGCTGATATGTATAATGGAACCCAAGTAGGTGACGGAGTATCATTATCTTGGAATTCGAGAAGTTATGCATTTCCAACATTAGATAGATATTTTCCTTTTGATGAAGAAATTTCAGAACTAAGTGCTGCTTATATTTCGCAAGAACACATTATACAACAAAAGATTGATAACATTTTCTTTTTAGAAACATTTGTAACACTTCCTAATGTTGGTGATAGAATAGAAACTGACACAGGTTCAGGAATAGTCTATTATAGAGCTACTCTAGGTGATAGTGCAGTAATTTATATTACTGATGCAAATGGTGTCTTTCCAATTACTGGCGAAATGTTTACTGATAATAAAGATTTTGTAGGCTTTTATACAGAAGAAAATACTTATTCTACTACTGACTCTGTAGGCGGTTACTGGTTGTTTAAAACATATGATATCGGCCAAGACCCTGTACCAACTCACGTAGTTCCTAATTTTTCTGGAGATACATTTACATATAGTAATAACAGTAGATACTATGATGTAGGTAGAGGATTGGTTTATTCTGATGTGAGACGTATTTCCGAAATACAGGAAAATCATCCTATTAATGCTTATAGTAATATTCAAGATACTGTAGGAACAATTGGACCATACCTTAATAGAAAAAATCAAGCTAGTTTTATTACCCACTTATCTTTTAATGGTGATAATGGAGGAGTAAATAGTCCGTATCCTAGTAATAAGTTTGTAGTAAGATTGTCTAAAACATATTCTGATTTACTGTATCCTAGATTTTTATCAGAAGGACCTAATAATCTTTCTATAGAAATGAAATATTATGATAATCCAGATTATGATATAAGCTCTACTGGCTTACAAGTATCTGACTTAACAAAAACTCATAGCATTAATGATATGTGGGACGGGTTTATTGAATTTGATTTTACTGAATTTGACTTCCAAGGTAATGTTTTTGAACCAGAAATTGGAGATATTCTAGTCGATGTACAAACACCTAGAGATGGCCAAGGTGGTTTAGCTGTAACAAGTTCAACTACAAGTGCAGCCGAAGTTGTTTATTATCAAAGAAACTTTAATAGAATAAGAGTTTACGTTAAATTACGTACAGATATTGCTTCAGGCAATTGGTCACAGTTAACAAATATTGGAAGATTCCAAGTCAAACGTTTATCTAATCCAACCTTACGTGGTGCTGGAGATCCTGATCAAGTTATTGGTACTATTTTAGATATTAATGATGATATAGCATTAGGAACATCACTTATTGGAAAACTTTTAGTTATCGAAGCAGATTCAACATTTCCAGCAGTAGATAATTGGGATGATATTATTCCGATAGTTGATCAAGAATATTATTTTTATAATGAAGATACATTAACTGGTATTGATAGAGAGCAAAATGCACCGTACTCTTTGAATAAAGACTACACTCAAATTTATAATATTCCTGCAGACAGAACTGGTACTGGCGGTTTTGAAAACCAAGGAGCCGTGACAATTTATAGAAGAGATGTTTCAGGATTATATCAACTACAAATAGTGTTAACGTCTGAATATGCTGGAAAAGATAAACAGTTTGGTTCTAATGTTAAGATAACGAAAAAGAATAATTTATATAAACTATTAATTTCTAATGAACCTACAGGAGATGCAAGAAATGATCCATACGAATGGAGGAAAAATCCTGGTGCTATAGAAATTTATAATCACGGTGTATTTGAAGATCAAACTTTTAAAGGAGATTATCTTCTCGGAGTTGAATACCTAACTGGCGATGTAGTTCTTTATAAAGATGACTATTTTGCTGCAAGAAAAACAATATCATCTTCTAGTAATGAAATTAATAATTCGATATTTTGGAATAAAATATCTTGGAGACGTAGTAAAGATTCTAACTACAGAGGCGCCTTTAACAATCTATATTCTTATGCAGAAGGAAATATAGTATTACAAGATGGATTATTCTGGAAGGCACTTACTAATATTAGTGCTGGAGCTGTATCACCAAATTCACTTAACAGTTCTTGGCAGCAGCAAATTGCAACAATAGATTATTTAGGTTATCTACCAAATTTATCTGGGTTTAACTATCTTGCAGAGCAAGTTTTTGATCCAGATGAAAATATTGAGCAGTTTGCAGATAGCTTTGAGGTTAGTGAAGATGGAGAAACATTAATAGTTAAATCTAGACAAGTTTTATCTGATAGTAGTTATGAAGTTTCTCTTGTTGTTTATAATTTAGAAAACAAAAAATATACGTTAAAACAAATAATTAAAGCACCGGCATCAGGACAAACATTACAAGATAATGATAATGATAGATGGCTGAAAGACGCTAATAATAGTAACATACCAGCAGTATATCAAGACACTAATCCTGCAGGATTGCATTATACAACAAATCAAGATGTCGTAGGTACTAGAGTTCCTAATCCAAATGCTACTCCGGAAGTATATATTGATTCTAATAAATGGGCTGATAGTATTAGTTTGTCTCCAGATGGTTCAGCATTAGCAGTAAGTGTCCCATATATTGATACTGAGAAAGAAGAACAAGGCGAAGTTTGGATTTATAATTTTGATTACGATAATAGTTATTATGGAATTGTTAATAATGATGTGACTAATCCAACGTTTGTGCTAAGATCGCCAAATAACGAAGAAGTTGAAAAATTTGGTTCTACTATCAGTTTTGGCAAAGATAATTTAGTTATATCAAGTTTAAACGGAGATATGAATATTCCAACTAGATTTGATACATTTGTTAATACAATTTCTGATGATAGTTATATTTTAGATTCTGATACAGATGCTAGAACGCCAACAACATTTGATATCGGTTATACAACCTTTGCCAACAAAAAAGTAGACAGAGGCACAGTATACATATTTGAAAAATTAGGTAATGGGTTTATATATTCAGAACAACTTATATATCCGTCGGTACAATTTGAATTTGGAAAAAATTTAAAAGCTAAAAATAATCACATTTATGTGGGTGTACCTAACGCTATAAATCCTTTAGGTGACGAAAGAGGTTATGTAATTGACTATCGTAAGCCAAAAAATAAACTTGCTTGGACTAATAAAAGAAGTAGCCAAGTTCCAGTTGATATAGATAAAATTGATGGAGCATTCCTATATAATAAAAGAACAAACGAAATTATTTCTTACATAGACTATATTGATCCTATTCAAGGTAAAATTGCAGGAACAGTTGATCAAGAAATTACATATAAACTTAATTTAGACCCAGCTAGATATAATGTTGGACCATTAGCAGATAGTGATGTTGATCCTAAAGTAGCTTGGACTGACAAAAATGTAGGACAGGTTTGGTGGAATATTACTAATGCAAGATTTAGTTATGCATATCAAGGAACTACAACATTCCAGAAAAATGAATGGAATAGATTACTTCCAGGATCAACAATAGATATTTATGAGTGGGTAGAAAGTGACTATCTACCTAGTCAATGGAATCAGCTTGCAGATACTGACAATGGCATAAAACTAGGTATCAGTGGTACAGCTATCTACGGAGACGCTAAGTATAGTGCCAAATTATCATACAACGAAGTAAGTAAAACTTTCAGCACCAAATATTATTTCTGGGTAGAAAACAAACAAACAGTTCCAAGGGTAGAAAATAGAAATATAAATCTATTAACTATGGTAGGTTTGATTGCAAGACCTAGACAATCGGGCTATAGATTTTTAAGTTTAATTGGAAATAATAAGTTAATCTTAAATAATTTTGATAAACTAATAACCTCAGATGATTTGGTTCTCAATATTAGATATAAAAAAGAAACTGGAAAATCTCAAAACGAGCATAAACAATATCAAATTATTTCTGATAAGTTGCCTACTAGCAAACCGAATTCAGATATAGAACGCAAATGGATAGACAGTCTTATCGGAGTAGATACTCAACTAAGACGTGTTCCTGATATAACTATTCCTGTAGCAAAAAGAATTGGTATACAAAATAGACCAAGACAGGGTATGTTTGTCAATAGAGTAGAAGCTTTAAAACAAACTATAGAAAGAATTAATTATGTGTGTTCAAAAAATCTTATTGTAGATGAAAAGAATTTATCTAGATTATTTGAAAATGAAATTAAACCTACAACTATTAGTAATAGATTTGATGTAGAGATTGATACATATGAAGAATTAGCATTTGTAAGTACCAACAAACTTACACCTGCAGTGCTTACACCTGTAGTAGTAAATGGAAAAATATTAAGGATAATAATCACAAATCCTGGAAGAGGCTATAAAGTTCCTCCTAGCTATGATATTGAAGGCGAAGGATCTGGAGCAGCTTTTGACATTACTATTAATAATTTAGGACAAATTACAGATGTAACTGTAACTGCACAAGGTTCGGGATATAAAGAAAATACAATCATAAACACTCGTAAATTTAGTGTATTAATTAATTCTGACAATACAGCATTTAATAAGTGGACAATTTATGATTGGAATAATACTTTAAACAAATGGACTAGAACTGCTATACAGTCCTATGATGTTAGCGTGTATTGGGATTATATAGATTGGTATGACGAAGGTTACAATCAGTTTACAAATGTAAAATACAGTGTTGACAACTCTTATGAATTACCTAGTATAAATGATTCAATAGGAGATATTGTTAAAATAAACAATGTAGGTTCCGGAGGTTGGCTACTATTACAAAAAGTTTCCAATGAACAAACTGAAGATTATACAATTAACTATTCAACAGTTGGCAGACAAAACGGAACTATAGAATTTAAATCTAGTCTTTATGATTTTATAAAGAATTCTATTGGTTATGATAATACAAGTTTTGATAGTTCATTCTATGATACTAATCCGGTTAAAGAATTACGCATTATATTTGATACTATTAGAGATTACATTTTTACCACAAATCTTGAAATAGAATATAATCAATTATTTTTTGCAAGTTTGAGATATATTTTATCTGAGCAGGCTCGTGTAGATTGGATGTTTAAAACTAGCTTTATATCAGCTAAACATAAATTAGGTACATTAGAACAAAGCCCTACATTTAAGTATAGTAATTTAGAAGATTACGAATCTTATGTGAAAGAAGTAAAACCTTATAGCACAAACATAAGAGAATTTGTTGATAATTACGAAAATTTAGATAACACTAATAGTGTAACAACTGACTTTGACAATGCACCTTATTTTAACGATGAAATTGGAAGAATTTCGTCAAGCAACGCTAGTATCACCCAAGATATAATAATAGGTGACGAATCTAACACTGCTCAATATCCAAGAAAACATTGGAGAGATAATTTAGGTTATCAAATTAAAGAAATAAATGTAGCAGAGCCTGGTACAGGTTATACTTGGACACCAGTTGTAAATATCAGTGGCGGCGGCGGCTCAGGAGCCAAAGCAAAGGCAGTTTTAGGATATGGTAAAATAACTAAAATTATAGTTACAGATCCCGGCAATGGCTACACTAGTCTTCCTACGGTAACTATAGAAGGGTCTCAACAGGAAAATAGTATTCAAGCCAAAGCAGTTGCAGTCTTAGGCAACGGAAAAGTTAGATCTCCGCACATAAGAGTTAAATTTGATAGACTGTCTGGAACATATACTTACGATACTATCCAAAAAACAGCATCATTTACAGGAACAAATATTAATACAGTTTTCACTCTACCGTTTCCTATGGATCTTGAAAATACAAAAGTAAAAGTATATATTAATAAGGTCGAACAACTTAGAAGCAAATACACATACGAAAATGTAGTAGATAATTCAAAAGGATTTGCTGTAGAAAAAGGTAGAATTAACTTTACAACGCCGCCGGCTACTGATGATTTGATATATATTGAATATCAAATACCTCTAAGTATGTTAGGTGCCGAAGATAGAATTTTACATTCATATAATCCTTTGAGTGATATGTACGGAAAAGATCTTTCTCAGTTAATGACTGGTATAGATTATGGCGGTGTTGAAGTTAGAAGTTATGAGTTTGCAGGAGTGTCAGGTTGGGATTCTAAAGGATGGTATACCGATTATTGGGACGAATTTGACGATACTTTTGAAGATGAAATCTTTGTTGCAGATCAATCAACTGTTGCAGTTCAACTCAGTTCTCCGTTAGAATCGGGTGTCGAATATAATGTTTATAGAAGAAAATATAGTTCAGTATTACCTAATCCTAATCCTTTTGTAAGAATAGATGATCCTAACTTTGGAACTATTACACCAGTAACTAATAAAGACGCAGAAATGCAAACTTTAACCGGAGACGGTGTTACCGATATAATAGATCTAGCAGAATTATCTGTTGAATTGTTAGACGGTGATACATTAATTGTAAGAAAAACCACAAGTGATGGAAGTGTATTACCTGATACAAATAGTTATGATACACAATTAAGTGGCGGAGACTTATCTTATAACAATGCAACTGGTATAAATGCAGAAGATATTATTACAGACGGCGACGGATTTATTTCTGAAGCTGCAATGGCAGGCCCAGAGGAACTTGTTCCTGGACAAATATACGATACATTAGATTTGAAAGTATTTACTAGAGAAGGATCTGGACAAGGTAAAATATTTGTACAAAATTATCGAGTGAATGAAGATATTAGTGAGTACGATCTAGGGGTTACTCCTGGTACAATTGATAGTGTTTTTGTAAAAGTGAATAACTTTATTTTAAGAAGAGGAATTGATTACAGCATTAACTGGAATAGTAATACAGTAATATTGAATAGTATTTTTACAGAACTACCTAATTATGTTAACGGAGCATCATTAAGTATTGTTTCTATAGCGCAAGCAGGTCAAAGTATCCTTGATTTCTATAATTACAAAGGTGATGGACAAACTAGAGATTTTGAAACTAATGTAAGATTACAAGAAAATATTTCCGTTTATGCAAGTATTAATGGTGTTAAGCAAGATGTAACATTTGGAGAAGATTCTACAGACAGCAATCTTATTATAAGTTTTGATAATGCACCAAATCTAAATGATGCTGTTTATATTGCACTATTTGCAGGAGATAGTGTAGTAAACTATAGTCAACTGAAAAAAGATCAGTTTACAGGAGATGGGTTAACTACAGATTTTCAATTAAGTAGTGCTCCATTTTACAGTAAACCGTCTCAATACAACCTAATTGTAAAAGTAGGTAATTTAATATTGACTCCTGGATACAATATACAATATACAATTCCAGAAAACAGACAAAGAGAATTTGCATTAGAAGTTTTCCAACAGCCTTCAGGATCATTACTTACAAGTGATATTGTTGTATATATTAATGGCGAACGTATTACTGTAGAGTCACTACAATGGAGATTTGATATTGCAAATAGTAGTGTTGTGTTAGCGGACGATGTCGGTCAGCCCGGAGACGTATTAGAAATATTTGTTATTACTGATGGAGATTATACATTATCCGCAGAAGATACTGTAAGAATTTACAATCCTCCTGCAGATAGCACTACTATAGAAATCTACCAATTTAGTAATCACGACATTTTAGAAATTGAAAGAATTAATTATGATGTTGTTTCAAGAATAACAATGGCACCAGGTACAACAAATTATATAGACTACAATAGACTATCGGTTGGAGAAATATCTTTAAGGAAACCAGCTATAGACGGCAAGTATGTTTGGGTAATACAAAACGGAACATTACTTACAAATGATGTTGATTATTATATTAATGATAATAAAGATAAAGTAATACTGTCGCAATATCCTAGTGAAGATGATGTGTTAGATATAATACATTTTACTGCTGAAACTAGTGTAAGCAAATTTGCATTTAGACAGTTTAAAGATATTCTTAACAGAACTCACTTTAAACGTTTAGATGCTCCTGCTACGGTGCTTACTGAACCTCTTACATATTATGATTTACGCATCGAAGTACAAGACGGAAGTTTATTATCTGAACCAAATAAAGGACAAAACCTCCCAGGTATATTGTTTATAAACGGAGAAAGAATAGAATATTTTGTAAAAGAAGGAAATACGCTAAGACAATTACGTAGAGGCACACTAGGTACAGGTATAAAAGAAATACACGAAGTTAATTCTAAAGTTTACGACCAGAATATAAGTAAGACTATTCCTTACAGAGACGAAACAATTGTTCAAACCTTTATTGGTGATGGACAAACTCAAACCTTTAAACTTAACACACCTACAGCAAGTGTAAATGAAATAGAAGTATTTGTTGGCGGGAAAAGGTTAGATAAAAATGATATTACAAAATATTTGCCTGTTTTTGAACAAACCAGTCCGGAAGGTGATTTTAACTTACCATCTGATATACAATTAGACACTGTGAGTCAAAATATCTATTTAAAAACTCCACCTTTAGAGGGAGTAAAGATCACTGTTATTAGACGAAAAGGTAAAATATGGAATGAAGGAACCAAAACTTTAGGAGAATCAGAAAATAGTATAGGTAGATTCTTACGTGCAGGAACATCTGAACTGCCTGAATAAATACAGTATAGGAAAATCAAAATGAGCGATAAAATGCAAGATAACAGTGGAGTATTAGTTCAAGGACATATTAAAATATATGATCCTGAATCACAAAAGGTTTACATTGATAAACGTAATGCAATTCACTATGAAAATATGAGTATTGCCTTAGCAGAAAGTTTAGCTAATCAAGGGCAAGGTTTTATATATGAAATGGCCTTTGGCAATGGAGGTACTAGCGTAGATCCTACAGGTATAATTACTTATTTGACACCAAATTCAACAGGTACAAATGCTGCTTTATATAATCAAACATACACAAAAGTTGTAGATGAACGTAGTGTTAATAATACAGATCCTGTAAGAAACAAAACAGAAGTACGTCATTTAAGCGGAACTAATTATACAGATATATTAGTAAGTTGTTTGTTAGATTATGGCGAACCTGATGGACAGGACGCATTTGATACTGCTGCCAGTCAGACAAATAACTATGTATTTGACGAACTAGGTTTAAAAAGTTACTCTGCAGACGGTTCTGGTAGATTAATTACACACGTTATTTTCCATCCTGTACAAAAATCGCTCAATCGTTTAATACAAATCGACTATACTGTTAGAGTTCAGAGCTTGGCAGGGTGAGGAGTAGATAATGGCATATGAAATAAAATTTACCGATATTGTTAATAAAGGTACTATTGTTGTTGAAGATAATACTCTTAACCAAGATACTTCATTATCGTTTCCGGGAAAAAGTTATACTGGATATGGTTTAGCAGTAAATGAAAATTTTTTACATTTACTAGAAAACTTTGCAAGCGAGAATTCACCTGAACGACCTGTAGAAGGCCAGCTTTGGTATGATACTACACAGGGTGTTGACCAATTAAAAATTTACGATGGAACTACTTGGATTGCAGCTAGTGGTGTAAAAAAAGCAACTAATCAGCCAGCGGTTGCTAATAGTACTACAGGAGATCTTTGGGTAAACACTGAAACTCAACAATTATATCTATTTACTGGAGCGGGCTGGATTTTAGTAGGTCCTGATTTTAGTGATGGACTGTTAACTGGAGGTCAAACTGAATCAGTTGTTGGTACCGACGATGTGACATATAGCGTTTTTACAATTAAAGTAAAAAACAAAATTGCAATAATAATTAGTGATTCTTCGTTTATTCCAAAAACTGTAATTCCAGGATTTACTGGAGGTGTCGGTGCAGGTATTAATTTAAGCACAGAACCACTAGTAGGATCAGAAAGTTTAAAATATTATGGTACCGCAGAAAAAGCTAATGCACTTGTAGTTGGCGGCGCAACAATCCCAGCAGCTAATTTTTTACGTGCTGATGCAGAAACTAGTTCCGACTTTAAATTAAGTGTTAAAAACGATCAAGGCATTGCTATTGGAACTAGTGGTCAACTTAGTCTACAAGTAGAAAATCAAAGCGGTATAATACAGCATAATAGTTCAGGATCATCTATTGATTTTAGAATGCTTAACGGCACTACATATTCTACTGTTTTGCGAGTTGATGCAAGAGGACTAGTTGGTATAAACACTGCTGCTCCTGAAGAAGAATTAGATGTAAAAGGTAATATAAAAGTAAATTCCAAAACAGGTGATCCTACTACAGGTCAAATTTTAATAGATACTACCTTCCAAGCTACAGATCTTAACACTGGGACTATTGTAACAAAAGGCGGCGCCGCTATTTCAAGAAACTTATATGTTGGCGGCGACTTATCAATGGGCACAGGTGACGGTGCAGGCGTTATAACATCTGGAAATATTGTTCCAGACGGGAGTGGCACAAGATTTATAGGTACATCTAGTAATAAGTATGAAGAAATACACGCTGCAACGTTTTACGGTAATATACAAGGAAATGTTAGTGGTACTGTGTCAGGAAGAGCCGGATCAGCAGATAAATTAGCTACAGCAACTACCTTCCAATTGACTGGAGATGTGAACACTGTAAGTTTTGATTTTGACGGACAAACAGGCGGCACTAACAAAACTTTCGATGTAAGAATAGGTAACAGTTTTATATCAAACAAAGGTAGAATACCTTTTTCTAACAACGAAGATGAATTACTTATAAACAAAGTAAATTCATCCGGCGGCTACAACTCAGGTGTTTATAAAATTAATAAAAGTACTTTTTTAAGTACAATACCTTTAGTACCGGCTGGAGTTATTGTTCCTTTTGGCGGAATAAATTTACCGGACGGATGGCTATTTTGCGATGGATCTATTGTAAATATATCAGATTACAGTGTTTTATTTGCAGCAATTGAATATTCATTTAAAGACAGATCATTATTAGCTAATAATGGAGCTACAACATTTGGCTTGCCTGATTTAAGAGGTAGATTTCCTTTGGGCTTAGACAATATGAACGATACCTCGGCAAATCGAGTTACAAACGATGCAGCAGATGCAATAGGTGGCAATGCAGGCCAAGAAGAAGTTACAATTAGAAATACTAATTTACCTGAACACGAACACGACTTAGAAGGCGCAAGCGGAAATCAATATTACGCTATTAGAGAAGCAGCAGGTGAACCTGCTGATGACAATGCAATACGATTAACTGTTGAACCGGGATTAGGTGGAACACAAGGATTATCATCTAGTGGAGGCGTTTCAGGCGGCGGAGCGACAGGCACAGGCGACTTCAGGAATTTAGGCACAGACGAGAATCCTGAATATGTGGGTGCTGCAATTAATGTGTTAAATCCATTCTTAGCTGTTAATTACATAATTTATACGGGGCAATAATAGATGAGTTATCAATTAAATAAAACAGACGGAACCATACTTACTGATCTAGTTGATGGACAAATAGATAATACCAGTACTAACTTAGTGCTTGTAGGAAGAAACTATACAGGGTATGGTGAATATTTTAATGAAAACTTTATTAGATTATTAGAAAGCTTTTCTAATTCTGCTGCACCTAGTAATCCGTTAACTGGACAAGTTTGGTGGGACACAAGTGATAAACGCCTCAAAGTTTTTGACGGAGAGCAATGGAAAGCTAGTGGTGGACCATTTGTACAAGATAGCCAGCCACAAATGGTTGCAGGCGATTTGTGGATTGATAACCTAAACAATCAGCTTTATGCATATGACGGGACCGATCTTATATTAATAGGGCCTAGTTATACTACTACTCAGCAAGAAACAGGTTTTAGAGTAGAAAGTATTTTAGATTCTCAAAGTAGATCTAGAACTGTAGCAAGTTTATATATAGGAGGTGTAATTACAGCAGTTGTAAGTGAAATAGAATTTACACCTACTTATAGCCAAAGAATTTTAGGACTAGTTACAGATGCAAACCCAGATGGAATTATCTATAAAGGATTCAACATTATAGATAAAGACAATTTTAAATATAGAGGAATAGCTGATTCTGCTAACGCACTTGTAACTGAAGGCGGAATTGTAAGAACAGCTGATTCTTTTTTACCTTCAGCTGCAAATGGAACTACTACCGGAACTTTAACAGTTGCTAATAATGGTGGTTTAACATTAGGATTATCACAAAACGTTGTACAACGTATAGTTGGTCCAAGGTTTTATATTGAAAATCAGATTACAGATGAAGATATTAGTTTAAGAATTAAGTCTAGTCAAGCTGGAAGTGTTACAGTTGATGCAATTTATATAGATGCTAGTACAGAAAGAGTAGGAATTTTTACTAAAGATCCTACTGGCACATCTTCGAGATTACCTGAATATACGTTAGATGTTGACGGTGATTTACGAGTTACTGGAAACTTATTAGTTGAAGGAGATACAACAAGTATTGATGTAGCAACATTAAGAGTCGAAGATAAAAACATAGAAATTGCAAAAACTGCCGATGGCGGCAGACTAAATGGTGTAGAAGCAGACAATGCAGGATTATTATTAGATACAAATGATGTTGGTTCTAAATCTTGGACTTGGATAGCAGCAGAAGATGCTTGGACATCTAATGTAAATTTAGATATAAGTGACGCTACAAAAACATATCAAATCGGCGGAGTTGATAAGCTTACAAATACAAGCTTAACCAATATACAAAAGGGTTTAGACTTAGATGAAATAGGCACATTACTATATTTGAACGTAGATGATATAGGAATAAATGGTGCGACGATTACAGCATCTCCTTCTTCGGGTACATTTGCAATTGTTTCTAATAACGGTGTTAATTTAACAGCCGGCGGAGATATAGCAATACAAGATTCGCAAAAAATTACTGGCTTAGCTGATCCATCAAATTTGCAAGATGCTGCAACAAAAAATTATGTTGATAGCTCAATAGCTGAGGAACCTATTGTTTTTAGTATGGATATTACTGGGTTAGGTTCTGGCATAACATTAGAAAACAACGTAGCTTTAGTAATACAATCTATGTACCCTGCGCACACTATTAATATTGGAAAAGAAGCAAAAATACACGCTACTTCATATGCAGGAGCAACAGTTGAAGGTATCAATGTAAGCGTAACATTGTCACCAGACACAACAGGAGTTTTAACAAAATCTGCATTAGATGTAGACTCAAATGGAACACAAAATGAATCAGTGATACAAGACATCGTAGCATCTAACACAGCAAGCGGTAATGTAATACTTACACCTGTACGCACATTGATGGTATTTACATCAAACGGAACAAGTTGGGATCACGTTAGCACAACATCACCTTATTCATTTTAAACGAATAAATAACATATAGCACTTAGGGGTTTATAGGAATGGCATACCAAATAGATAGATATAATAATACCATTTTAACTACAGTTGAAGATGGAACTCTTGATCAAACAACTGACTTAAAATTTATAGGTAAGAATTATGCCGGATACGGCGAAATACAAAACGAAAACTTTTTGTTTTTGTTAGAAAATTTTTCCGGCACAGTTGCACCGCAAAGGCCTTTAAGTGGTCAAATTTGGTATGATAGTAATGCAACAAAATTAAAATTTTATGACGGTAATGCTTGGAAAACATCAGGAGGCGCAAACGCTTCGGAATCTCAACCCACAGGTGCAACAGTAGGTGATTTTTGGTGGGATACAGTAAATGAACAGTTATATGTATATAATGGAACAAATTTTGTATTAATAGGCCCACAAAATGCTGGCGAAGGACTTACACAAATGGTAAGTCTTGATATTTTAGGCTTGGACGGTCTTACATATTCAGTAATTGCTTCTACAATCGAAGATCAAGTAGTTACAATAATTAGTAATTTTGAATTTAGAATAGATCCTAGTAATGCAATTGCTGGGTTTGATCTAGTACGTAAAGGTGTAACATTAAAGTATACACAAGAAGTTGATTTAGGCGTTACTAATAGCGCACAAATACCTGATAGAAATTTTGAATTCCACGGTACAGCATCTAATGCAGCAAAATTGAACGGCAGACCATCGACTGATTTCTTGTTGAGAGATGGTGCATCATTTGTAGGTATAACAAATTTTCCAAATGCTGGATTAACAATAGGCGATAATAACGAGTTTAGAATTTACGTTCAAAATAATGATGGTATTTTAGAAAATACACTACCTACACAAAACATTATTTGGCGTACTACAGATAATTTAGGAATAACAAAAGAAATAGGTAGAGTTACTCCTACAAATATAGTTCCAGGTGCTGATAATATTTTTGATATTGGTAGTACTGCTTTAAGATGGAACGAAGTTTATGCAGCTAATTTTAGAGGAATATCAGATAAAGCTGATCAATTAAAATATGCAACAGGATTATATGCAAGCGGAAGCCAATTACTTAGTAATAATACTGTTGCAGTTAGAACAGCAGATGGTAACTTAGTAGCAAACTTATTTCAAGGTACTGCTACAAGCGCAAGATATGCTGACTTAGCAGAGAAATATACTACTGATCAAGAATATCCAGTAGGAACTGTTATGGCAGTTGGTGGCGAAGCTGAAGCTAGAGCTGCTAAAGTTAGTGATTTAGTAATAGGTGTTATAAGTGATAAACCAGCATACTTAATGAATTCAGAAGCAGACGGCCAAGCAATAGGACTAAAAGGTAGAGTACCTGTTAGAGTTGCAGGACCAGTATCAAAAGGACAAACAGTTTATGCTTGGCAGGATGGAGTTGCTTCCACTATTGCAAGTAACGGGTTAGTAGGAGTTGCATTAGAAAGCAGCGATGACGAAAATGAAAAATTAATTGAATGCGTTCTAAAAGTATAAGGATTTGTTATGGCAAGTATTCAGGCAGCTGATATTAATAACCTGCAAAATAGAATTGCATTAATTTATGGGACAGGTTCAGGACAAAGCGGATATGGACAGGTTCTAGCTAGTTCACAAGTCAATGCCTTAGAAGGTATAATTAGAGCATCAGACATTAATAACATTTATGCTGATATTCTAAATGCAAGAGTCCACCAAGTAGGACCTGGCGATTTATCTATTGCGCAAGTAACAGCAAATTTAAACACAGTTGCAGAAGAAACTAGTCAATTTATTAATAATCAAGGCCAGTTAAGCACAGATCCAGATGGATTCAAAAAAGGTTTTGATGATTTTGAAAGACTAATTGCTCAAGTAGAAGCAGACAAATTCACCGTACATCCATCTCAAGCAGAACAAAAACTATCCTTAAGAGATTTTAGATCTGCATCGTGGAACTCTTCGGTTTATCATATTTTTACTGTAACATTTGACAATGCTGATCATAGAAGACATTTTTTCAATACAGGCGGCGAGATTAGATTTACAGCAGCAAATACAGGTGCAAATACACCTAAAGGATTAGATTGGGCTGACATTTGTAGTCAAGTAGGAACAATTTCTTTTGGATATACGTCGACTAAAAAAGGTAGCGTAGTTGTAGGAAACATTGGCAACTATGATTTAACATCTAGTTATCAAGAAATTTTTGGACAAACTGGCCGCGGACTTTATCAACAAATATATGAAGTAAATAGATACTCTATAGAAGCTAGAGCAATTTCAGAAAGTCAACTTGAATTTAAAGTTATATTTAATGATTTAGATACAGGCACAAACGTAGACAACAATGTAGACGGAAAATTAGAAAGTAATATAGTTATGTATAGGGCTGTAGGCAGTTATGTTCAGATTGCCCAGCCAGATTTTGCAACAACAACTTCTATTTCTGGATTTGATGTTCCTCCTGCGCCTGCTGCCCCTGAATATAACATCGGTGTTGACCTTGAAAAAACTATGTATGAAGATGACGAGAACGGTTCTCGCATTGTATCATTAGATTTTGTGGTATCAGCAAGTGTAAATAATTTTCCGATTACTTTGTATTGGGATACACAAGTTGTTAACGGTAGCATTACTACAAGCGATTTTAGTGATAATACGTTACAAGGTAGTATAACTATATCAGAAGCTTATACACAAGCTGAAAGAACAATAACTAGAACAACAGTAGCAGATAGTTTTACAGAAGGTAATGAAAGTTTTAGACTACGGTTATTCACAGATTCTGCTAGAACAAGATTTGTTGATCAAACTGGAGTAGTTACTATTGTTGACAATTCAGAAGGAGTAGAAACTCCTTCTAATCCTACTTATGCAATTACAGTAAGCACTACAAATCCAGTAGACGATACAATTATCGAAGAAGGACAATACACAGCATTTTACGGAGTTCAAACAACTGGATTAGATGCTGGTACAGAACTGTTTTATACTATTGTCGGAAATAATGTAACTGCAAGTGATTTTACAAGTAATTCTCTTAGCGGATCATTTACATTAGATAATAATGGAGAAGGAAGCTTTAGTTTAACTGCCACTGCGGACGCATTTACGGATGGTGCAGACGAAACATACGATGTACAATTAAGATTAGGATCTGATACTGGTACAGTGGTATTAGAGGTTGGTAATGGCGCCCAAACAATAATTAATGAGACATCATTCTCTCCACCCTCAGTGCAATATATATCTAACCTTTCGTCACCAGTTTTCGAAGATGTACCGGGATTATATAAGTTTATTGTTCCTAATGATGTAACACAACTTACAGTAAGAGTAATCGGAGGCGGTGGCGCTGGTTCAGGTACCGGCGGCGGCGGAGGCGGCGGAGGCGGCGCAGCAGAAAAAACAATCACAGTTACTCCTGGACAAGAATTTGATGTTCAAGTTGGGGCTGGCGGCGCAGGCAGTTTTGGTCAACTAGGACAAAACGGGCAACCATCTTGGTTTAAATCTCAAACAGAGATAGCAGGATTAGGCGGCCGTCGTGGTGGCTACATTGTAAACAATGCAGTTCTTAGTGCAGGCGGCCTCGGCGGAGGCTACTATGGAGATACTGGCGGAAACGGCGGTTCCGGCGGCCAAGGATACTACGAATATGGTGGCGGCGGCGGAGGCGGCGCTGGATATTGGGGAGGTTCTAATGGCGGGACTGGTGGCCGCGGTGGCCGTTATCTTACAGGCATTGACGCTATACGAGGTATAGAAGGCGGCGCAGGCGCTGGAGGCGGTGGCGGCGGCAGCGGTAGTGCTGAACCGGCTCTTTATGCTGGAGGCGGCGGCGGCACCGGTCTT